GAGGGCAGCGCCGGCAAGGGCGCGGAGCTGATGGCGGCGCGGATGGAGTCGTTCGCAGGCTCTCTCGAGATCGCCAAGGGAGCGATCGAGACGTTCATGATCGCGCTCGGTCTGGCGTTGCAGCCGCTCATCGAGTTCTTCGCTGGGGCCATCGCCGCCGTGGCCCAGTGGTTCACCAACCTGCCCAAGCCGATGCAGACCGCGATCGCTGCGTTCCTCGTCTTCGCCGCGGTGATCGGGCCGATCGTGCTGCTGCTCGGGTTCATGATCACCGCGGTCACCTCCATCATCGGAGCGGTCACCGCTGCGGCCGCTGCGATCGGCATCGGGGTTGCGGCGTTCCTCGGGTGGATCGCGGTGATCGCGCTGGTCATCGCCGCGGTGGTCGCGGTCGTGGTCCTGATCATCAAGAACTGGGACAAGATCAAGGCATACTTCGTCAACCTGTTCGCCCAGTGGAAGCGCGATTTCCCCGCGCTCTTCACTTTCATCACCACAGCGGTGCGGGTGTTCGTCACGGTGATCAAGGCGTGGTTCTCCGCGCTCGTCACTGCGTGGAAGACCACCTTCACCGTGATCTGGAACATCGTCAAGACCAGCTTCGACATCATCTCCAAGATCTTCGGAACGGTCTTCGGGATCTGGATGACGGTCATCGACACCGCGCTCAAGGCGATCGCTGCCATGTTCCGTGGCGACTGGGGCGCCGTTGCCGGCATCGTCAAGGATGGGATCACGAAGATCCTCGGATACGTCAAGGCCCTTCCCGGCCAGATCCTGTCCGCGCTCGGTAACCTCGGCAGCCTGCTGTACGGCAAGGGCAAGGAGCTGATCAGCGGGTTCATCGACGGGATCAAGTCGATGCTTGGGTCGCTGAAGAGCACGATCTCCGGGGCCATCGGGCTGGGCAAGTCGGCCACCTCCAGCGGGGCCACCGGGGTGGCCACCGCAGGTCTGTCCACGTTCGGGGTCAGCCCCTCGACCGCAGCGTCGACCTCGTCGGCGAAGATCGTCATCAACATCAACGGTGACCGTGACCCGTACACCACCGCCCGACTGGTGAAGCGCGCCATCGAGGGCTATGACGTGTCCCAGGGCCGCGCCCCGGGTCGTGCGCTGGCGAGGGCGTGGTAGCGGTGTCCTCCACCATCATCTACCTCGCGGCCACCGCCACGCCCATCGACTCCTCGCTGGTGGCCCTGCCGGTGCAGGTCACTCACGGTCGCTCGGCGAACGCCGCCCAGCCCGACGCACCGGTGCTGGAGTTCGAGTACTACGACACTGTCCCTCCGTGCGCGGCCGGGGACCTGCTGCGCCTCGAGCACACCGGGACCGAGCCCGACACCGGTGGCGGGTTCTGGGGCGACCCGGCGGTGACGTGGGGCGACCTCGGGTGGACGTGGAACGGCAACCGGGAGTCGACGTCCACCCGGTTCGTCGGAGAGGTCGACTCCGTCACCGCCATCGAGGTCGACGGGGTCATCGACGGGTGGAAGGTACGCGCCGTCGGGAGGCTGGCCGCGCTCGGGCGGATCGGGGTGCGCGAGGAACGCCCAATCGAGGACGACGTCACCCGGGTGCTGGCCATCGCGGCGAAGGCTGGGGTGACGATCAACATCGCCGGGACCGCCGGCATGCAGCTCGCGATCGACGAGCTGGACCGCGACTGCCTGGGCGCACTGCACCAGGTGTGCGAGTCCACCGGTGGGCTGGTGTGGCAGGACCGCTTCGGCGACTTCTGGTACGGCACGGCGAACCACCGGGCCGGGACCACCGACTGGGTGCTGCCGGCGAAGGCCATCCTCGACGGGCTGGAGTGGACCAAGGAGGTCGAGCAGGTCCTCAACCACCTGACCATCCGCTATCCGCGCGAGGTGCTGCCCCCGCCACCGCTGACCGGGGAGTGGACGTGGGATCCCAGCCTGGACACGGGCACCGATCCGGGGACAGGGGACATGCGCGCCAACGACGTCAACGCTACGCAGGTGTCGACGATTGCCCTGAGTGCTATGACGTCCGGAGGGGTCGACGCGACCCTGAGCATCACCCGCCGGCTGGCCGGGGACCGGCTGTACATCCAGGAGAAGGCCGACTCAACGAAGTGGGCGCGGTACACCCTGACCGGACCCCCGGTGGACAACGGCGACTGGTTCTCGGTCAGCGTCGACTTCAAGGAGCACGGCGAGGTCGGGGAGCCGGTGCAGAACAACCAGTCGATGCTGGTGTCGTTCGACTCCAGGCTCGAGGGTGGGGAGCGGCAGGAGACGTTCAGCGACACGGCGAGCATGGCGCAGTGGGGGGAGCGGCACGTCGAGTTCTCCACCCTGTGCGCCGACGCCGACGAGGCCGCCATCCTCGCGCTGACGATCCTGGCCCGCCGCGCCCAACCGTTCTGGGCGATGCCCGGGGTGCTGGTCCCCTACTTCGAGCTCACCCCTGCAGACGCCGCCACCATGCAGGCGTTGGAGGTGTCCGACGGGCTCCTTGCCCCGGTGCCCACTGCCCCCGGGCCGACGCCGTCGGGGCTGATGCAGTGGGCCGTCGAGGGATGGGTCGAGGAGTGGCGCGAGGACGGGCACTGGATGCAGCTCTCACTGTCGGACTGGGCGCGGTTCTCGGCCGCCGGTGTGCGCACATACCAGATCGTTGCCGATACCCTGACATATGGGCAGGCTGCAGCGAAGACCTACCGCGAACTCCTAGTCGAGGTGATCTGATGACCGGCTACACGCAGCCCGACCTGCTGCCCTTCCCGGACAACTACAACGACCCCGCCGACGTCCCTGCCGACGTCGAGGCCCTGGCTGTTGCCACGCAGGCCGCGATCACCGAGAGCGCCAGCCTCGCCACCCTGATGTGCCCGATCGGGGCGATCGTGATGTGGCCGCAGGCGTCGGCCCCTGTCGGCTGGCACCTGTGCAACGGGAGCGCACACGGGTCCTCGGCTCTGCAGTCCGTCCTCGGGTCGGCGAACACCCCGGACCTGCGGGACAGGTTCATCGTCGGGGCTGGGTCCTCGTACGCGGTCGGTGCGACGGGCGGGGCGAACGAAGTGGCGCTCACCGAGGCCCAGCTCGCCCCGCACGCACACGTCGTGATCTCCTCGACGACCACAGTCAACCCCGACCAGGGGTCGCAGCAGGGGTCCCCGTTCAACGCCGGCACCCTGGCCACTAACCCGCAGTCCCGGGAAACCTCGCCTGCCGGGGCGGGCGCCGCACATGAGAACCGGCCCCCGTTCTACTCGCTGACCTACATCATCAGGAAGAGCTGATGAGCGATGCCCAGGCCACCGTGGCCATCTTCCTCCTGGCGCCGATGGTGGTGCTCGGGGTCGTTGGCATGGTCAGGGGCTACCACATGACGCTGCGGGTATGGAAGGGCGATCACAAGGGAGACAAGCATGGCGACGATTGACCAGTTCGGGAACACCAGCGATCCGCTGTCCGCGCCAGCGCTCGGCGGGGCCACGGGGTGGGCGGCCGCAGTGCGCGACGCCATCAACGGGAAGGCTCCGGCCTCCCACCTCCACGCCGACTACCTCACCCCGCAGGAGGTGGTGGCCGGGACCAACGTGTCCGTCGACACCACCACCACGCCGGGCAGCGTGATCATCAGCGCATCGGGCGGCACGGGTGGCGGGGATGGTGTGGCCGGCGGGTACGTGGCGTTCTCCACGTTCGCCGGGACATCCGATGACGCGAAGCTGGCGTCCGCGGTGGCCTACGTCGCCGCCCAGACATACAAGCCTGCCGTCGTCCTCGACGAGAACCGTCTCTACACCTTCAACAGCGCGCACCCCGACCCCCCGGACGGGTGGCACCTGACTGGACCGATCGGGTCGTTCGCCGGGAACATCGAGCAGTCGTCGAAGAACTCGCTCGCGGCGAAGGTGAAGATCAACTACTCGGGCACCTGGGTGAACCTGTCGGTCACGAAGTGGAACATACGCTTCTCGAACATCAACTTCGAGGGCACCGCGAACACCACCTGGCTGAACTCCCCGACGCAGACCCTGTGGTGCATGCACCTGCACTCACTGTCGTTCAACCTGTTCAAGCACGTCATCGGCACCCCAACCTCCAAGTGCCTGATCACGGCGTCCCAGATCGACGGGTACTGGGATGTGGCCAACGGGTACAACACCGCGTTCACCCTGGGCGGGTCGGACAACAACCTGTTCATGGACGGCATGCTCCTCGACTCGGGGATCACCTCAGGGGTTGCCGCGCTGACCCCGCTGTTCATCTGCGACTACCTGCAGAAGGGCAACATCGGCCCCATCTTCGCCACCAGCCGCAACAACTGGGCAGGCATCCTGATCAAGGGATCCTCGACGGCTGGGCAGGCGCTGGTCATGTCCCCGGGCGCGCGGTGGGAGGGCAAGAACAACTCCGAGTACTGCCAGGGTGCCACGATCCGCATCGAGGGTGGGTCGCTGTCCATCTTCGGGGCGGACACCATGTTCGGGCGCGGCAACTCCTCCAACGCGCGCGGCGACCAGGCTCAGATCCACATGACCGGCGGCAGCCTGCACGTCGACGCCTGCACCTACTCCCGCGCAGACGGGGTGTCGCAGGACGTGCCCTACATCTACTGCTCCGGTGGAGACCTGACGGTCAGCAACATCCAGCGCGGCACGCAGGGCGGCGGGACGTGGACCGACCTTCCGGTGGTGCAGATCGCCGGGACCGGAAGGCTCCTCGCGCATGACGGGACGGTGCGCGTCACCCCGCAGACGGTGCGTCAGGCCCGGGTCTACTCCGGGACCACCGCACCGGCCAACCCGCAGAAGGGCGACCTCTGGGTTGCCGGGGTGGCGTGATGGCCGCGACCAAGATCTGGAACGGGACGGCGTGGGTGGACCCAACGTCGTACAAGATCTGGAACGGGTCGGCGTGGGTGGATGCGACCGCCACCACGAAGGTGTGGAGCGGCAGCACATGGGTCGACGTTGAGGG